TTATTCCTCCTCGTCGTTTTTAAACTGATACTGAAACTCTGTCAAGCTATCTTCCACAGACGATACTATGAATCCAATCGTAAGTATCTTTGATTGTCCTACACTCTCATATGCATGTAACATACTTCCTTCTAATGCATCCGTCAAAGTTTCTTCTTCCGTCCAGGTCATGCCTGCATCATAGGATAGCTTAACTTTTATACCTTCATGGATTGCTGTTGCTCCGGTGATTCCATAGATACTTACATCCGACATATCACACGTTGCCTGTACGATCTGTGCATGCGGTACCGCCGTGATCGTAATCATTGTATCTAGGATTGTGTCAGCTGCAGTCCATTTGTATATCTTCGGTGATTCTAATTGCAAGATATAGTCCGATGCCGGTGCTGTATCTAATCCATGTTTCTCGAAATCTGCTGCCTGCAAGATATCTCCTGAAATAGTTATTTCGTTTACTACATCATCCTGAATCGTGTAATACTTGTCTTCCGACCAGAGCAGATACTTCACAACCTGTTCTGTCTCACTCTCAGCATCTCCACTCTCACTTGCAGAATTGAGCACATCACTAACAATAGCACTCTGGATTGATTCAAATTCTGTTGAGTCCAAATCGACAACATTCATCATTCCTCGGTCTATGTTCTGATTTACTGACTTGTTTACAAATTCTGTTGCAAGTCTGAACGCTCCACATTCAGTTGATACATACCTTGACGAATATGTGCACTCGCTGTCTGTTGTAAAAGTCCAGCTCACGATTCCCCAGCCGATTTCTGTCTTATCAAGCAAATTCCCAACTGTTGTTATATCCTCCAATTGAACGGTCTGGAGCTGTTCTTCTACGATATTTTTATCTACATCTATCATATCTGCAACAACCGTACATATCATAGTCTTTGACACAGTGAGAGAATCCAATACAGCAATTTGTGTAAGCTTCTCTTCCAGTGTGATAAATCCATCCCACTCGACTGTACCAACTAAGCCCTGACCGTAGATAACCGCACGTACCGCCCCCTGTGCTATCGCTATACTGCCACCGGCAATGTTTAACTTTACCATCCATCGATTGATGGAGTTTTCTTCAATCATAAGCATATACATCAAACTCAGTATATGCTTTCCGTTGCTCCATGTCTCTGTCGGATTATATCCTATGATTGTTACTTCATTCAGTGTGTACTCGATTGATCCGATCACATCTTCTTCTGCAGTTGCATCAAGCAGTACTTCTGCTTGAAAAAGCACGCCTATTGAGACGGACGATGTGAAACGGATATCTATGATTGCCTTGGACTCGCCGTCGCCGATCTGGATTGCACTCGCATTCTCATAATTAAAAAATAATATCTCATTTGTTGATACGTTATTCCGTAGCCCTTCCAGATTCTTATCCGTCTTACTCTTTGCACTTGCAAGCGCTGGATCCGATCCAAAGCCTGTGATCTTATACCCTCCGTTGAATGTATAATCATACATCATCACACATCCAAGCTTTCCCGGAGCAATACCATCCGTGCACCGGATGATATCGCAAAGGTCATACATCGCCCCACATAAGCAGCTCGTCTCGAATGGCACATAGTCTATTTTCAAAAGTGCATCCAGCACCGCGCGCCGGATCTGCTCTTTGTAACTGTCTACACCATATTGCAGAAACGGATTCGATCCAAGATTGTATGTCAGATAATTATCTGGATCAGATCCATAATAGCTTGTAGTGTTGTTTTCCATATTCACACAGGATAATCCAGAGTAGCGTGTCTCAAACTTACTGAACTTTGAGCCGGTAAACCGTTCATGATTCGTAAGTGTATCAACAACATTCTGCGTGTAGCTTCTAAGTACAAGCTTTCCTTCGCGATCCATCGTCGCAATGGTACCTGTTGCCTGTGCTACCCAGAATACAAAATCCTGCCATGTCTCGATATCATTCTCTGTATAAAGCGAAAGACTCTCCGTTCCGTTCGGAAGTGCATCTACATCCGCTTGTGTCATTCCCAGCTCTACCTCACAGGTTGTGCAAGCAAGTGTTAGAAGCTCGTGTGGTGTACCGATTGTAATGTCTACCGTACAGGAGCGATTGAAACGAGCCATGTTGTCATATGCTGTAATATCAACGCCATATTCTGTATCATTCGCTTCTGACACTGTATAGACGCCAAGCGGTACATCTTCCCATGTGGTACCATCAATCAAGAGTCCTTCTGATACTATGATCTGTGCTTTCGTCCAGTCCGGCACCTGCAGATCCGGCTTGAATGTACACTTCAACTCTCCAATGTACACACTGCCTATTTTGACATCGTTCTGCTCGCTGCACTGATTCGTTATCGTAAAAGAACCGCTTAATATATCATTATTGGTAAATGCAACCTTATTTACTGTTCCGGTCAGGCGGAACGTCTGTACTTTTCTTTTTGTTTGTTTCAGATATTCTTCTGATACCTGATACATGCTACCGCCTCCTTGCTTTATAGCTCTTCCGCGCTGAAAGATACCGTCCAGTATCCTTGCGTATTCTGACTGTACTCCGAATTTTTCTCCAGATCGCAATCAATACTTTTAATACGCACCGTATACTCCGCTTCATCAATCTGCAGTTTTACCGACTGCATCTTTGCATATCCAAGCAGTTTGTTCTTCCATCTCGAAGATACCTGGAACTTCAACGAGCCGGAGTATTTTCCGGCTCGCACGTCAATCGCAAGATCATCCCCTGCTTCTGACTGAAATTCATTCGATACTTTGCTGAAACTCTCTGAATAATCAGCTGGATTAGGTACACGTTCGCCATTGATTTTTACATATTTGTTCAGCATTATCTTCCTCCTGATCTGTAATTATTGACCTGGTTCGCACGTACAATGATGTCATTTAATTTTGACTGGCCAATGTACACTGGTATCACAATATCTCCTGCTGCCATTGCCGTCTGATTGCCGGCAAGCGCACTCTTCATCTCACGTGCCACGGCTGCAATCCACTTCTCGTTTTGATCAAGCGGAACAACCGCCTCCGCGCCATTACCTTCCAGCAAACCGACCTGTCCCTTTGCAAGCACACCGCCTCGCTCTAACTGTGGTACTCCAAGCTTACTGATCTTCGACAGGCTGACGCCCGGAATCTTGTTGATCACACCGATCACGGCATTGATCGCACCGATGAAGCCGTTTATGATACCGATTGCCTTGGATAAGACAAAATTAACGGCTGTTTTTACCGCCCCGGAAATCGCATTGCCGATTGCCATACCTGCACTTTTGAAGATACCTGTTACAGAGTTCCACACACCTGAAAAGAAACTGCCTAATCGATTGAAGATACTTGTTATGCCATTCCACGCCTGTTGGAATATGCCTGTGAAGAAACTTCCAACCGTGCTGAATACATTCCGTATGCTTGACCATGCATTTGTCGCGACGGACACGATCCCATTCCATATGCCTGTAAAGAAGCTTCCAATCGCCTGAAAAGCAGATGTGAAGAATTCCTTAAACGCCGTGACAAGCTGTGACACCTTCTCACAGAAAGATTCCCATACAAACTGTGCCACCTCTACGATTGCATCCCAGTTTTTGATTACTACGATAATTGCAGTGATCACGGCAATTACCGCAGCGGCAATCAGAAGGAACGGACCGATTGCAGTGACAACCCCGGTAATGGCCGGAATCATGGTTCCTGTAATAAACGTAGATGCGGTACCCATCCATGTTGTGATAGAACCGACTAAAGACACTATCTGACCGCCGAATGTGATAATCTTACCAACAGAGGATATGAGTGTACCAATTATCACAATCAGCGGTCCTATCGCCGCCGCAATTGCTGCAATCATCACAATCTGCTGTTGTGTCTCCGGATCTAAGTCACGGAACTTTTGTACTAACTCCTGTATTTTCCCGGCTATCTGCTGAACGATTGGCATCAGGATCTGACCGATTGATATTGCGCAGTTTTGGATCGCTGTCTTTGTCTTTTCAAACTGGATGGACGGATCCGAAGCTTCCAGCGTATCAAATGCTTGTTGCGCTGTACCTGCGGAATTTCCAAGTTCTTTAACTGCACTTGTAAAATCTGTTGTATGCTGGGTTATTGTTGCCGCTGCCTTCGCGGCTTCCTGTGAACCAAACATATCTGCAAGACTCATTCCGCTACTGTCCGCTTCATTCTGTATAATCTGTAACACATCTGACAGATTATATCCCTCATTCATCAGCTCACTAAACGACTTGCCCGTCTTTTCTTTCAAGATGTTTGATGTCGTGCTTCCGGATTTCCCAAGTTCATTCAGCATACCATTGATGTAAGTTGTAGCTTCCGCTGTACCTATACCATTTTTCGTAGTTGTAACATATGCCGCACTTAACTGGTCCAAATTGACACCATACATCGCCGCTGTTGGAATAACTTTACCCATGGACGCACCCAGTTCATCTACAGTCGTTTTACCAAGATTCTGCGTTGTGATCAGCTTATCCGATACGGATGATACCTGATCTGCAGATAACCCATATGCATTTAAGGCTGTTGTAAGCGTATCCGTCGCCGTTGTCATGCTTGTAAATCCGGCTCTTGCAAGTACGTTTGCCTGTTCTACAAATCCAACAGCATCCTTGGTTGACTGTCCGGCAGATATTGCCTGATATGATGCCTCTGCAATCTCCGCAGCACCCATTCCGGTACTGTCTGACAATGCCATAATTGAAGCGTCCAGATCATCCAATGGTGTCTGGGTTGTATCTGCGATAGTAGACAGCTTCGCTAATGCGGAAGAATAATCGGTCGCCTGTTTGACAGCCGCTGTACCTCCCGCCACAACCGGCATCGTAATTGTTGCTGTCATCTTTCCTCCAAGTGCCGATACCTTATCTCCTACACCTGTAACCTTTTCTCCAAGCTCAGATATGTTGTTGCCAACTTCCTTGATATGCGCGCCTGCTGCCTGCATCTTAACCGACATTTTATCTTCCATATCAGACACAGCCTGCTTGGCACTTTCTGCTTTGTCTCTCAGATTTGATAGTTCATCTGTTGTCTTAACAATCTCTGCCTGCAGCGCATCGTATTCACTCTGTGTGATGTTTCCAAGATCAAGCTGTTCTTTCGCATTTTTAGCCGCATCTTGCTCCAGTTTCAGCTTTTTTTCTGTTTCTTTGATTGCTTCATTCAGAGCATTCTGTTTTGCTTTCAGCAGTTCAACATTTTTAGGATCTATTTTTAATGCATTTTCAACATCTCTCAGATTGCTTTTTGTTCTTTTTATTTCTGAATTGGTTTCTTTCAGTGCTTTAGTAAGTCCAGTCGTTTCTCCATCAATTTTAATCGTAATGCCTTTGAATTTATCCACGTAGCCACCCCCTTACATAGCTGCAAATTTATCAAAATCATCCTGCGTCGCCTTGAGTGGGTAGTTAAACGTGTCATTGCTGCTCTCGATCATCATGTCGAGCACATCTCCATGTGTTAACTCCTCAAGGTCCTGCATCGATATATGTAGTGAAAAAGCCCGCAGCATGAAGATGTTTGTATTCATCTCCCTTACTGTGGGCTTTGGTCTTTTTTTAGTTCACTTGTGGTCGTAATATTGCGATTCCATACATTCAGGATGGATGTGATTGCCGCAGGATCCTGGAAGTCTGCTTCTTCAAATTCTTCCATCCATGCAATATACCCTTCTTCTGAAGCTTCTTTAATCTCCTTTCGGTTTTGCATGTTCATTACATACGCAAGCTTCGATGTATATTCAATCGCATCAAGCTTGTCTACGTCTTCTACGTTTTCCAGCTTCGCAAGATCTTTTAACAGCTCACGCTTAAAGATCTGCTTGTATCGAATCGCAGTCGCTGCGTTGCTCTCAACTGCTACTTCTCTCTGTCCAATTCTAATCACTGATCTCATAGTATCCTCCGTTTCTGTTGCACCGGTGCAACTTTATATTTTTGCAAGAAAAATGGGACGGTATCTTCTACCATCCCATTTCATAATTGATATTAACCTGCTGCCTGTTCTGATGCAGTCGGCTCCCATACTTTTGTATACCAGCTCTTATACGCGCCATCTGTTGTATTGGATCCGGTTGTTGCTTTAACCAGATTCTTTTCCTTGCCATTGATCACGTTGACATCCGGACGTGGTGTAGCCTTAATTGTCACAGATTCTGTCACAGGCTCCGTGCTGTCTTCCTTGGTCTGGGACGCAACGGAGTGTCGTGTCAGTGAGCAACGATACAGTACATGTCTGCGTGCCTTTTTATCGCCTGAAAACTCAAACAAAAGAGCAATATACTTCTGTTCGTCTGTCGAAGATTCAACAAGCACACCATCGACTTCTTCCTGTCCCATCACCTCAATCTCTACGTCCTCCGGTACTAGTGCAGATTCGAAATCTCCCTCATAGCCGGAATTGCTTGATAATACGGCATACGCGGTATCATCCGCATAAAACGTGTTGGATTCTCCGGACGGATCAAGTGATAAACTTACTGCTCCCGGCCATTTCTTTGGCGTACTGTATGTACTCTTGATCGTTCCATCCTCCTGCTCCGTCTCTGTGATAATCGCATAGTGCGTATTTTTCAGTCCAAACTTAATCTTATTTTTTTCTTTATCCATCTTTATATTACCTCCGCTTCGTATATGGTCATAAATACTTTCTGCTCGTTCTCGAACTCGTCTGTCATGTTCCACGGGATCTCTGCTTCGTCCAAGGCACTTTCAATCAACGTCTCCAGCTTCTCATCCTTCTTCGTGCTGTACAGCACAGCACGCATGGATCTGATTTTCTGATATACCTTGTCATCTGCGAAGAAGTTATTGTCAGCATGGCATGTGTATGTAACGTATGGTACTTTGGTGCCTACAGGTGCATGGTCATAGTGTACAGTCACACCCGGTACCGACAAGACTTTCTTTACATCTGCAATCGTCATCCTTTTTCCACCTGCCTTTTGAATTCTTCCGGAAACTCATCCTGCGCCCAGGCTTCCACCGGAGCAATATGCACGTGCGCAGCGGCGTGTCCTCGCACTTCTCCGTTGATGATGATGTCATGTCCGTTCTCAAGAAGATGTGTCAGCTGGTACTGCTCGTTATACACAGTCATTCCTTCTGATGTTTTCTTGTATTTCCATCCATTTTTGTACTTTTTTCCTCTTTTTGCACGCTTGTTTTTGGGTGAGGTCTTTTTCAGCTTCTTTACAGCTTCCTCGGCTGTTTTCTCCGCTGCCGTATCAACCGCAGTGTGCACATGATGCTCAAACGCCGAAAAAATCGATTGTAATTCCATATCAAGCTGTCCAATTTTAATCGTCTTGTTCGACATACGTCACCCCTGCTTTCTCTTCGGCATACAGCTCGATCGTATCGGAATCTGTACGCTCATAGGTGCGATAGATCCCATATACCTTGTCTTTGTACTTCACAAGCTCTTCGCCGTTGTAATTTACCTTATCTGTGTCAAAGCGATACTTCGGATTCATACCGACCTGCCCGGCTTTGAAGAATTCCTGGCGATCAACAGACTGTACTTTGCATATTACTGCACGCTCGGTCTTCTCAACGACAACCGGATTGCCGATATCATCTGTCCCAGTCTTAACCGCGATCAATATGATTTCGTCATCCATCCTCTTCCACCTTCGCTTTCTGCGCAAACAGGCGATTGTTGAGTTCATACCGTAACATGCGCGGCATCTCCTCTCCGGTTGCTCTTTTGCGCCACATCCACGCCGCATAGCTTATGATAAGCTCCTCATCATCCACAGGTGGATCCTCCGGGAAGGTGACGCCCTCCCGTTCGATCCGTTTCCTTGCAGTCTGCAGATACTGACTCAACCGCTTATCATACACTGTGGCAGAAATCCCAAGGTCGATTTTTAACATGGTCAACTTATCTGCATCTGTCATAGATTACTCCTTACTTGATACAGCCGCCTTATTTGCTGTATCTTCTGCAAATGTCATATCTGCTGTCGGTGTTGTTCCAAGGATTCCGATGGCAACGAAGCCCTCTGCAATCACCGGAAGACCGTCATATCGTGCCAGTCCCTTATATACTGTCTGATCTTCCAAGAACTTCACATGCTCGGACTGTGTGATCTGTGCGCCCTCACGCTCGGCAAGGAGATATAAGTCACCATACCCGCCGACAATTACATTGTCCGGGATGAAATCAAGTGTTTCGATCGCACCACCGACGATCGGCATAGTGTCGCCCATTCCGGTTGCGATTGCGCCCGCTGCATTAAAGCTGAGTGCCTCTGCTACGAGCTTGGTCTTGGTTGTCTCGTTCATAGCCCAGAAGCGATTACCTGTCGAATACTTGCCCTTGGCATTCCCTGATGCAATCACAATCTCCTTGAACAGATCAACACCCTTCTTTGCGGCTGCAATTGATACAATGTTTGAAGAAGAAAGATTCTTCCACTCACGCGCGGTATCCGGGTAAGTCTCCGGTTTTGCCGCCTGCGCCAGACGTGTGACTACGCCTGTTGGCATTTTCTTTCCTGTTCCGTAAAGGATTGCCTTATCAAGGGCTAATCCAATTGACTGTCCAAGAGCTGTGATGATTGCTTCTGCAAGATTGATATCCGAGTCATTCAAAGTTGCATTATCGATTGCCATATATCCAGATACTTTATATCCATCTACTTCGACATTGTTGAATAACATCGACAACTCGTTGATAGAACCATTCATCTCTGTCCAAATTGCTTCAGGGATCGTGCCCTGAATCGGCTGTCTTGCCTTGCCCGGCACAGACTGCACACGTACATGCTTATAAAGCTTTGAGTACTCCTCGATGTTCTCGCGAAGGAGTTCAAGCATCACGTTCGGAATTGTAAGCTCTGCACCTGTAATCGCGCGGTTCTGCACACCGTTTGTATAAAGCGTACGCACACGTTCCAAGAAAGTGTGTACCTCTTCTCGCGCGAAAAACGCATCACGCTCCTGTACTGTCATACCAAAAAACTTCTTTCTAGTTGTTTTCACTGTTTCCACTCCTCTCATTCTTGCCTCTGGTGCCGGCTCTGCCTGTCTCTGCTTGCTTTCCAGTTCTGCAAGCTCGGACTCTGTATCCGATACTTCCTTTTCCAGAGTTCTTACTGACTCGTCATTTTCTTCCTTATCCTTCTCGTACTGCTCTACTTCCTGTGACACTGCCTCCTTCTCTTCGTCTGTCTGTGCCTCTTCAATGGCTGCCTCAAGCTCCTTCTCACGTGTTGCAAGCTCCTTTGCCTTCTCACGTGCCTCTGTGAGCTTATTTGTGACTTCGCTCAGCTTCTTTCTGAGCATGATAACCTTTAACATGATCCATTTCCTCCTTTTAATTTTTGCTTCATGTCAAGTTTCCACACCTCATTTTGTCGCGCCCGGATGGTGTCGATATCCTTTTGACGTGCATTGACACTTGTCTCTTCGTAAGCAGGGAATGTACATACTGACACTTCATACAGCTTGACTTTCTTGATTTTCCAGTGAACAGAACCATCCTCACGGACGTCTGTCTCTTCATCCAGAATATCAAAGCCAAAGCTGCACTGATCCACGTCATGCCGTTTCACTCTGGCGTACAGATTCATTGCATCCGAATCATCCGGATTAATGTTTATATGTCCCCAGAGTCCACGCTCATCCTGTCGTAGTGTCAGTGTTGCTGCTTTCGTTCGTCCAAGCACCATGCTCGTGTCATGATTGATTAACGCGCGGATATCATCTGAAATTGTCTCAGTAAATGCTCCACTTTCGACACTTTCGCTGTAACCCGGTGCAATAATATAGGTGCTATTAAAAACGGCGAAGTAACCTTCAATCGAAAGTGCCTCGCCGTCTTCTCTCGTATTAAATTCCGATGCGACAGATCGTATCTGTCGAATATGTCTATCCATTGTCTTCTCCCTTCTGTATCAATTTCTTCTGTGCTGCTGCCATGTCCCACGGTATATAGTTTTCAAGCACTCTAAGTTCATCCAAGCCTTCCTTTGGTGACATGCCTATCTTGTCTCTGACTTCATTTCCAGTCACAAATCCACGGTCTGACAGCGAACCGAATACGGATGCTATCGTCGTCAGATCCCAATCCATCACGGACATGGCATTGAACTTGATGTACATATTCGGACTGTATATCAGTTTCCGCGTCATCTCCTGCTGTAAGCCTGTGACAATCGTCTTTATTTTCGTCTTGACAAAATAGTTCCACTCGTCCTGCTTGTATGCTCCAACGCCAAGCACGAACGCAGGCACCCCCAGAATTGCGGCTACACTTTGCTTGTCCAACTTTACATTGTCGGATATCGCAAGATCTGACAGAGACAACGGTTTGATCTGTTCTATCTCAAACTGTTCCGCAGGTATCAGCCACGGTGCACCGGCTTCGCCAGAATTCATGTACTCATTGATTAGCTTCTGTCTGCCCTTTGGCGACGAGAATTCTTCCGTCATTCCATCCACTTTAACGATCAGGCTTGGCTTGTACTTACTCTTCATGAAAGCATTTGTTGTAATCTGTGCCTGTCGCAGGTTATCCGCGACATCTTTCAACTGTGCTGTAACACCCTGCCCTTTGTACAGGTATGTCTTATCCGGATTATATACAAAGTGCATCACCTCATCCGGAGCATAAGGAATTCCATCAATCAGGACATGATATCTGGTGTAATTGCCCTGAAATGATACTCTGCTTGCAGCCACCGGCTCCATATCAGAGAGATATCCATCTTCCGTATACACTTTCACGACCGAATTGCCTTTGCCATACAAGAGCAGATTCATAACTATCGCTTCTATAAACGTCTGCCGCGTCATGCTACTGCATGGGTTTATATCAATCTTTCGCGACAGCTCATTGATCACACGCTCGTCACCGCGTTCGGTGTTCTCCATGACGTGAATCGTCATTGCTCCAACCACTTCTGCAATCTTACGGCAGGCTGCTACAATCTCCGGGTTCTGGTCCAGAGATGTATAACCATCACCGCACAGGATGTCATATGCTTCCGCGCTTCCAATCAGCACCGCCGATCGTGTTCGTCTTGCTTTTCTTAGTGCCCGCTGTAGCACGTTATTCTTTTTACTCATCTTCATTCTCACCTCCCCACCAGCTCTTTGATTTTTCGCTCTTTTCGAGCGAATTCAAGTATCTGACGCATGCAAACACGCTCGAATCAAACAAGTCGATACGTGCCGTCGGTTCTATCTTCTCAAATTGGATCATGTCGTCGGTCTTCTCAATCGCATGCACGTTTTGCACGCAGTACTCATATGCATCTGAGTGCAGGTAGTACAGCGTTCCATCTTTGGCAGATTTCTCAATATGCCGGAATCCTTCCGACTTCACATAAAAGTACTGTGGCTGGTCAACTATACGGAACCCTGCTTTTTTCATCTGGATAAAGTACTCACGTGCAAACTTCTTATCGTGGCCAACCTGCTTGATCTTAAAGCCTTTGCTCCGCATCTCCTTGAACCAATTTACAATGTCACTGACATTGACCGTTGGCGTGTTACACATGGTCAGCCAGCCATCGTCCCGCCAGCCAAACAGCGGTATGTTGTCTTCATCTGCTTTCCTTGCTGCTTCCACAACCGGGAAGAATGCATGCGTGATAATGATATCCACGCCCTTGTAATGTCCGAATAGTGCCGCTGCCGTGAGATCATGCAATTTCGACAGGTCGGCACCACCGTACCAGTCTATATTAAGCTTTGCGAGCTCCTCTATGCTCCAGGTATACTGCTTGTCTGAATTTTGGAACTCTTTTATATCAAAATATGCCTTCATCGCCGTGGTATATACATTCAACTGGCGGCTTAGAAAATCCTTCCGCTGTTGCGGATCGTTCTGTGCCTGTATGGAATCGTTCATGATAGCTTCCGGCCGGATTGTCACACCATATCCCGGATTTGCCTTTTCATGCTGGATTGGATTGGTAAAATCTACATTTCCCTTTTCGTCCTGATCGGCACGAGATACAAAGCAGAACAATGTATCGTCCTTCACTATGCCATCCAACACTTTGTTTGCATATTCCAACCGGCGATAGCAGAATGAATTCATGTTATCGCCCGCAGTTGTGATACCGATCATCAGCTTGTTCGTGTATGCTGCCATTGCCTCCTTGAATCGGTTGTACTGCGATGCACGCTTGAACGCATGCACCTCATCCGCGATGGCTATGTTACAGTTGAATGAATCCTGCGTGTCCGGATTGCTGGCAAGTGCTTCGATGTACAAGGAACCCTCCGGCTCTTCATTCTCGTTGTAAAAAGTGTACTCGATGGAATGCTGTGCATTGTTATTCAGCACCTTAAACTCGTTTATCATGCCACGGTACCGCAATGTATGCAGGATGTCGTCAAAGCTCTGCTTCGCCTGCTTCAAGGCGGCGGCCACAATATAGATTGTCGCTCCTGATCTTCTTTCCAGAAGGCCAAGTGCAAACGCAAGCGCCGCCACAAACAGCGTCTTGCCCTGCTTTCTCGGAATAAAAATAAAGGCCTCTTTGTATCGTCTGATCTGAGTACCTTTATAGTAAAATCCTATTAAGTTATATACGATGAATATCTGCCACGGCTGCAATATCAACGGAGTATTCCGCAGAGAGTGCCCTTGCAGGTCCTCTCCCTTCACGTGAACCATTACTCGCTCAATGATATTGATCACAAAATCCGGCTCTTTCGTGTGCAGCTCCAGATCATCACGTTCCAGATCGTCCAGGAATCGCTTGCACTCTCGTACATTGTTTCCGGCAATGATCTTTCCCGCAACTACATCCCTGGCATAGTCGATCGCTACCTGCCTATACTTCTTAGCTGCCAATGTCCCGCAGAATATCTCCTAATGCCGATGTCTTCTTGGTTTTGATTGCAGATTCATCAATCTTTTTCAGCCCTGCCGGTGTGAGCCCAAGATCACGCCAATACGCAAGCGCGGATGTATTCATGTCGCCCCAGCTCACCAACAGCGGATTTTTGGTCATGTTGGTACTTCCGTTTTTGTTCGTATGCTCCACTACAGGTTTGGCACCGGTTTCGACGTATTCCTGATAGATTTTGTCACGCTCTGCAAGTATATTTGCGAGCGTATCGATCATCGGAAGAAAAGCATCCCGATACGTGCCAACCGCCTTGGCTGCTGATATTATTCGATTTTTCCATGCTGTCTTTTTCACCCGGTTTCCCCCTTTCTCAAAAAATCCTGCGTATTTGGAAAAGGCTCCACCCACCGTTCTATCCTCCGGCGCTCCAAAAACGCTAGAGAGGGGGGAGTCTGCTGCCATATCTCTTCTTCATACGCATTTGTAACTGCTTTCCCTGTGCTGTCAGCTCATGCGAATCCCTGTCATGCATCTTGTTGTGGCAGGACTGGCACAAGGTTATCAGGTTGCAGTCGTTGTATCTCTCATCCGGATAGTATTCAACCGGGAATACATGATGCACATGCTCTCCTTGTCTTCGCTTTCCGTAGCGTCTGCACTCCTGACACTGATATGCATCCCGTCTCAATACGGATGCGCGTTTCCTTTTCCATCTGGTATCGTTATACATCATTCTTCCTCTGATTTCTTCTGAAGGACATCGATTGCCTTTGTGATTACTGCCGGGAGCTTTACGCCCATAAGTCCTGCGTTTTCTACCAGTGATATCGTTTCATTTGCGATAAATGCAATCACAACCGCGTCGCGGATATAATTCGTTCCAATCACAAGATCTAATCTGTATGCCACGATCACGAACACAAGTGTCATGCACTTTCTGCATAAGCCTTTCCATCCTGCTTTGCTCTCCAGGCTTCCGGTATCTGTCTTGTTGCTTTTGTGGAACACTCCCGCTACAACCAAACCGGATACATAATCAATCGCCATGAATATGAGCAAAGTTACGGTTCCCGCATCCCATCCACCAAATACCGAAGCAATCGCAGATCCAATCATTCCTACTGCTGTACATATCGTCTGTTTCATCGTCTCTCCTTTCTACGCAAAACAGCAGCTATATGTTTCCATACAACTGCTGCCTTCGTGTCTCTCAAATATCTTATGCTATCATAATATCACTTAAAATGTCCCCTGAGTACTCCACTTTCATTTTTTCTTAAAACTTCCGAAGAATTCTCTCACTCTTATGTATAGCTTAAAAAACAAGTATGAATACGTCTCTCTTAATGCAAGTCTATAAAGCATCTGATCTTGCAACGTCAGGCTCTCTACAAATTCCTTTTCGTTAAAGTAATCAATATATTCCTCAATGATCTCATACTCCGTTTTCATATCTTCTCACTTCACTTTCTTAGATAACAGATAGTAGAACTTCCGCCGACTGCGATAGTATAATGCACGCGATGCTGGCATCCCACGCGCTTCAAGCACCGGATATGTGCACTCAGCATCTGTTACTCCCGCAAGGATATACTGTGCAAGTTCCTTGTTTGCTTCCACTGTCGTATCTTCAATCACCTTACATCTCTTGCTTAGTTCTGCTGCCTTGATCGCTGCGCTTGCCGTTGGGTTCGACAATCCACTTCCTGTTGCTCCGGTTTCATGCGACCGAAGTCCTCGCAGTTCTCGAATCTCTTTTATCCAGTCCGGATACTGCATACAGTAGTGGTACAATTCCAAGAATCTATGCTTCCCAATGTTATAGCTGGCGACCGAGTTTCTTTGTCTCACCTTTCTCACGCTCCTTTATACTTTCTGTGTGTACTCCAGACATATCCAGCCTGCACCACTTTTCAGCTTTCCCCATTTCTGCCCGGATACTGTCTTTTCCGCCACAATCGTATATACGCCCTTGTCCCGGATCACTCCGATTATTGCATTTGCTGTACCTGCATCCTTACGAATATTCAGTGCCGATGCTGTGACCTTAACTCTATATGTATCTGTCTGTGTCTGCTCTGGTTGGACTGCTGCCTGCTCCGATTCCTTTGTTTCTCCAGCTGCATTCTGTTCTGTATTCATTCCAAGTCCAAGCGTCGCAAGGATTCCTTTTGCATATGCTACACCAAACGCGCGGCACTTCTCTTCTGTATCCGCTTTTGCTGCATCAGCTTTATTATCTACAAATACACCCTCGCAGATAATCGCCGGGCATTTCGTCTGTCGAATAAATCCAAAATAATCACTTCCGTAGGCGTTCTTTTTTGTCTTTAAGCCTCGGCTTTTCTGCCCGATCTTCACAACTTCTTTCTCTATGTTCTGTGCAAGCCCCTTTCCTTTGCCACCGTTCACACTGTGCCATACTTCGAAGCCTTCTCCGCCGCCTGCATTGTTATGTATGTCGAGTGCGAGATCTGCGCCCCAATGATTGCACATTGTTGTCTTTTCGTTGATTGAGCTATCAATATCTCCAGTTCTGCTAATCAATACATCTACGCCATGCTCTTTCAGATAATCGCGGCATCCCTTTGCCATCTGCAAATCAATATCCTTTTCTACAAGATACTTCACTGCTCCTGGATCACTCCCACCATGTCCTACTCCAATATATACTTTTGCCATCTCTATATCCTCCGATCATATACTCTTGCATTTATATGCTGCTGTTCTTCTTCGTTCCACGCATCCAACAGGCGCCGTGCTGTTTGATACGCTATAATATAGCTTTCGCTCCTGCTGCCTCCACTGTCCTTGTAATATTCATTCAGGAACTCCAGCAGTGTCTGCTCCCGGATCTTCTGTGTCTCAGTCTTTCGCTCAGCTTTCCAATCCAGCTTTGTACCGCAGTTATCGCAATAGTGCACGCTGCTCCATTGCATCTGATCAAGAATCTCTCCTTTATTTCCCAGATACCACTTTCTTTCGTGACAACACGGACATACTGCAAGCACTCTTGGATTGCCGTGTGCATCCTTGTATCTCTCATCAATCTCAATCAACAGTTCTGCCATAGTACCCGGTTTCCCGGATTCTCACCCCCTTCCTTCTTTAGATTTATGATATATTTTCTTAGTGCCAAAATAAAAAAGGTACCAACCAATGAATACTGGTCAGTACCTTTCCTTTTCTTGTATTTACTTGTTTTTCTCGATGAATTCTTTCATCATCATGCTAAGCTGTCCAGCTTGACTTACTCCAGCCTTCTCACATGCATCTGCAAATGCCTCTACCAGATCTCGCTTCAGCTTATATGATTTGCTTATCAAGCCAGCTTTTGCATTCCACTTGTCCTGCGGTCTAATCTTCTTTTCTTCCATCGTGCACCTCACAATATATATTTAATCCAATTGATGCCACACTCAATACAAGTGCTATTGCAATAGCCGCATCCAATCCTTTTCTGATTGCATAGTACTCAAGAACCGCCGCCGAACAGGTGCTAATAATTGTTAATACTTTTCTTATAGACATATCTTCAAAAATGGCTTAGAATAAAATTAGGCGGTGGGTGGGATATTCCCACCGCCTGTGCCCTTACTTGAAGAAGGTTTCGTAGATCAAGCATACGATGGTTGCTATGCCTTGCAGGATGCCTGTTACGATTGCGACTTTTTCAAGTTTGGGCTTTTTCTTTTGTTTTTTCTTAGCCATTTCTTATTCACCTCCTTACAAGTATTATAATATCATACGGTGTACCGTATGTCAATACTTTTTATTAAAAAAGATGAAAAATTTCTGACCAGTATTCACTTTTCAATGTGCATCTTTATCTAGTATTTACTAGACTTTACAGGTAATTCTTCCCGAAGATCTCCCGGAAGCTCTTATCTGGATAGTGCTCTTCGAAAGCCTTCTGTGCCGCTTCGTGCAATATCTGCATATAGTCGCTGTTCTGGTGTACCGCATCCGGTCCCGTTCGGTGATGCTCCGGGCAAAGATAAACCTTCAGTCCATATTTTTCGGACAGTTTTCGGTTTGGTCCTCCAAAGCAATGATGCTCTTCAATCGTATAGCCCTGCTGCCTTGTTCCGAGCAGATCGCACATGTAACAACATCCGTCTTTGTTCTGTATGATAGATTTACTCATGATTCACATCTCCCTTTTCATCTTCCTTTACGATAACAAATGCAACATCTTTACGTTCCATATACTTCTTAATCTGCGAGATCTTGAACGTGGCAAGCTCACTGATCTCCAGCTTGCCGGAATAATTTTTCTTAATCATGCAGACGTTCTCATCATCCATCAGATTCGGAATAACCGTCTGCTCTGTTATTTCTTCTATGTACATGCTCATATCCTCCATTTCGATGCTACATCATCCGTCTTTGTTCTGCATGATAGATCTACTCATGATTTCCCTCCTTGCTTTACTATCTCGATTGCTCTATCCAGTCCTCTGTGGTACAAGTCATCATATTCTGTATCCAAGCAAGGACATATTTCATCCACATACTTGTCAAAATCCGCATATGAAAGCTCTTTTTCCTCTTCCAGTTGTTTCAAAACATTATCTACGTTGCATGCCGTAGGTTCTGCGTCAATAATTCTGCAGAACCGTTCGTATTCATCCGAGCTCAAAGTGTACTCACTTACTCGATCTTTTAAGCTCATATCATCTATCAATCTACTCATCATAAACCACGTCCTTGCTCACTTTTTTCGTTACCTTGATTGTGTCCTTATTTGTCTTGCTGATCGTGATCTTAACACCTCTTCCATTGTCCGCTGTTATCTTCACTATGTTTCTCCGATCAACAAGCTCCACGCACTGTTTCAGATACTCGCATACTTTCTCGTCCGTCTCATGAATAGCCAGCTCAATGTTGTCCTTTGCCTTCTCCTGCCGTTTCCGTGCTCTCTGGTGAATCCGTGCTCCAGGGCAGTCGCACATCATGATTGCATGCTCCTCTGCCTGCTCATTTGGTATCTCTTCGCCAAAGAGTACAATATTCATACAGTACTTACATGTTCCTTTATTTGCCATTACGCATCCTCCTTTTTGCTCTCTTTACACATTCCTGTTTCATATCAAGATACTCACTCAATGCTTCTTTCTGTTTTCTTATACATTCATTCTTTTTTCGTTGTGTCTCTGTGAATGCTTTATACTTCCCACATACACTGTGACAACCAACTTTCCTGTCTACGCATTCCTTACATGGACAGTTTTTCACAACTTCCACTCCTTCCACTACCTATTTTTGCGCAAAAAAATACCAACCATCGAATAATGATGGTTGGTACCGGTGTCATTATTGACTATTCTATTTTTCCTCCAAACTTTGGAAATTTGTCATACAAAGCATGAAATACTTCTTCCCATCTTCCGTCTTCCATGAAATCTCTTGCGACAAATTCGCAAAAATGATATTCAATAGCCGGTTGACGCAACATTGCCTGACGGTTTCCACCAAATATAGATATAATGTCCGATTCATATTCCGAATAACTAACTTTTTCACCATTTGAAATCCGGATTCTGTATTTATCCATTACATCCATAATTTTGCGTTGCTCATCTTTTGTAACACCATATTCTTTGAATAACTGATCTACATTTCCCATAGTACATATCCTCCTTCGTATTGGTAAGGATATTATACCATTCCAACCATCACTATTCAATTTTCAAAGTTCGACAAATTTCGACGCTACATCATCTGATCTAACGGCAACTCCATCTGAATTGCTGGGTAATCTTCCCACGGAACGCCTATGTAATCGAGGACTCTTCCCCAGCCATATTTCTCTCCAGTCTCTGGATCTGTACAACACCGGTACATGTAATACTCCCATTCTTTCTGGTTACGCTCTCGCAATTTATCAAATCTATGTGGTCTTTTCTCCATGTGAATGCCAAAGCCACACATACTACATCCGGTTCGCTGTGCTCCTGTAGTCCGAAGATTTCCGCACTGATCCTGTACTACATCGCCGTAAATATCCGGTATAATGCTATCCACCGGCTCATATGGTATTACATTTCCATTCTTGTCTTTGCTGTAAGGTTGCTCATAGTACAACTTCTCAAACACATCCATGTTTTTGTGATACCAATCATCCATTTCCAATGCCAGCTTTAATATGTCATTTCGCATATACGGAGCAAACGGAGCCGATCGCATTGTGGTTTTTCCATAGTAGTTGCATCCGTGATCGGTAAGCGCTTCTTCTCTCTGCCCGCCTTCCGATGCCATCATTCCAAGATACGGATAGCTCTGATGTTCCCTCGCCCAGTCGTCACATGGTTTTTCTTTGAGCCAGTAGCAACAATCATTTGATACTTTGAAATCCGGTTTCTGATAGTTCACTCCTTCATTTTCGTTTTCATACCCCCCGAACAATTTCAACCACTTCTGCGGCAGTTTCATCCGGCTATTCTTCTGAAAATGACCGAGTTCTCCACATTCACCTGTAATAATCGCATGTCTGACAGTTTTATTCTTTTCCGTCGGATTCTGTAACAATGCAATCTTACCTGCTATACGCTTACTGATTACCGGAAATCCAACCTCATTCAATACCTGTGTCTTTGTCTTATATGAATGCAGAATTGTCACACCAAGCGCTTTGTGCACTTTCTGAATACTTGCATCTTCCAGACTTGATACTGATATTGCAGGTACATCAATTCCGATAGATTTCAAGAATACATGCAATGTAATGCTATCAAGTCCACCAACACTGACATGTGCTACTTTCCCACGTTTATCCATCTCCTGAAGAAATTCTATTGCCCGGAGTTCTGACCGTTTCTTTTTTACTTCATATGGCTGATATTGCATGGCAATCATCCGGCTTTTTGCTTCACGCTTCTGTTCTTTCCACTTCTGGAATTCCACATCCGGCTTGTCTATCTCAATATCTTCCAAGAAGTCAAATTGTTCTTGTTCCATATCTACCTCCTACGCAAACATCATCAACTGTCCATTTGCTTCCTCTGCAACTCTCATATTGGCTGTTCTTCTTGCAACACACATTTCCGGAAGATTTGCTCTCACAAGTGCAGCCGGTATCGGTGGACACACTGCATTGCCGCATCTTCTTACCTGCTCCGTTCTCGGATATGTCTTGCCAGTATAATCATGATCAATAATGTAATCTTCTGGAAATCCCTGACATCCATATAACTCTCGTGGTTCCAACATTCGAAGTCCGATATCCACAATCTGATAATCAACACCCTCAATCGTTACAAGGCCAAATCTATCCTTCGTTGTAACCGTGTCTAATGGTTGTTCAATGTCCTGTCCGGTAGCATCACCATAGTATTTAATCAGAAATGCCCGGACTTCTCCAAAATGCCCCGCAGACGTTGTCACTGTATGTAACGGTTCTCTTTCGTCCTGTCCGATGCCTGTCTTATAGAACTTACTGAGAAACGATGTGACCAGTCCGTATCGGTTTGAACTATCCACTGTCATAATCGGGTCTTCTATCGTCTGTCCTCTCACTTCTCCCTGAGCAGTTTCGGAATGGTACTGGATCAGTGTAGGGCTTATTAAACAATGCTCATTCTTACTTACAATCGTGGTAAGAGGTTCTCTCACATCCTTGCTCCTGTCTACCGTAAATCCAGTCTGTCCGATCTGCACCATATACGGCTCTACAATTCCGTATCCATGCTTTCCTGTAATAGTTGGCATCGGTTCCCGGATATCATTAGGTCTGCGTTCTCCGCCATGATTGCACTGAATAATAAACGGTTCCGGGTTATCCAGTACAAATTTCTTTAATCCTCTTGCTATCCTTTCCATAGTCTTAGGTGCCAACGGTCTGACCGCCCGTATGCCGTATTTTTCCTTAATCTCTTCAGAAGTGTCAAAAATGCTCGGACAAGGCAGGCTAAAATCAAGTTGCGTGTATGCTCCAACATAAGGTTTAAGCAACCCTGCCTTGACTTCCTCACTGTCCGCCGGTGCATGTGTAGGCTCTGGCCAGACGATTGATTTCCCATCGCAACGTGCAATCATAAAGAATCTTTTTCGCATTGTTGGAGCTCCATAGTCCGCTGCCACAAGTTCTTTGAATTGTACTTCATACCCTAACTCTTCAAGCTGTTTTACAAACCGTTCAAAGGTCTTGCCCTGTTTGTTCTTAATTGGGTGATGGCGTCGGTTTAATGGTCCCCATGTTCTGAACTCTTCTACATTTTCAAGCATGATTACTCTTGGTCTTACAAGACCCGCCCACCGGCAGGCTACCCACGCAAGTCCACGAATATTCTTGTCTTTAGGTTTTCCGCCTTTGGCTTTGCTGAAATGTTTGCAGTCCGGTGAAAACCAGGCAAGTCCTACCGGATTTCCTTTACATGCTGCGATCGGGTCTACCGCCCACACATTCTCGCAATAATGTTTAGTTCGTGGATGGTTGGCTTTGTGCATCTTAATCGCTTCTGGATCGTGGTTGATTGCGATATCTACGCTATACCCAGTCGCCATTTCGATGCCTGTTGACGCTCCGCCACCGCCAGCGAAATTATCTACAATAAGCTCTCCGTGTATCACTCCATCACCCCCGGCATAAAATCGAACAGTGTCAGCTCGTCCATCTCGTTTTCTGCTGCCTGCAGATATCCAACTCCATCTCGGAAATAATCAGGATTCAATTCGCAGCCTTTCCCGAAGCGGTGCATCTTAACCGCCGTCATCGGTACCGTCATAAGTCCGCCGAACGGATCATATACGACATCTCCCGGATTGCTGTATCTGTTGATGATTCGCTCCACGATATCAAGCTGCAATGGACATACATGCATCTGTGCTCTTCTGCGGCTCTGTGTCGTGTTAAGTGTCCGCATCCGGTTGATATCATCCCATACCTCAAGCTGGTTCCATGATCCCGGAGCAACCACCATGAAAGTGGCTGGCAGTCTGCCGTCCTTATCAAGTTCTTTTGCAAGCTTCACATGCTCTTCATAGTTGTACACGCTCTCTCTGCTGTATTTTCTATATGCTTTCTGCAGATTATCCACAGAGATCTCTTTCAGCTCATCCTTACTGATCAGACGATTGCCCGATGATCTCCAATAACCGTGCGCATCTATCTGCCACTGTGCTCTTGTGTACTCTGCCTTGCTCTTTGACACCGGATCATCCGCATATGCTTTGCTGTGATCCGTTGGTAGCTTTCGAAACAACAAGATATATTCCGGGCATCCTACACCCATTTTAGTGCCGTCCTTGCACTGCTCAGACCAACCAAGGCGGTATGTCTGGTTATTCTCCCGCACAACATCCGTCACAACGGTGATCATGCCGAAATACATAAAACCATGCTTCATGTAATGTTCGATACAATCCGCATGAAACGGCTCGATTGTCGGCATACCGGTACCAGTCGCATTTCCAAACAGCACCCGATCTTTAACATGCACTGCTGCCACTCTGCCCGGTTTCAGCACCCGCAGAAGCTCCGGCGTCAGGTAGTCCATCTGTTCAAAGAACCTTTCTGTATCCTGATTGTGTCCAAAGTCGTTATAATTTGCACTGTACTCGTAGTGATTGCCGAACGGTATTGACGTATGTATCAGATCAACGCTGTTGCTTGCCATGACACGTGTTTCTTCCACACAATCGCCATATACCGCTTCATAGTGATTTCCTCGTACGGTTCGTTCTTCTCTTGTTCCTTCCACTCCCATCTTCCTTTCCAATCGTTCAGCTTTGTTCGCTGAATTCAGTCCATATTTCTTCACGATCTCAACCATCCGCTGGACCATATAATTATGATTCTTCCATTTTTCCAGCAATGCTTCCTTGATCTGCCGCTCGTTCTCCATGTAGATAATGTCAATCACTACTGATTCTGCCTGCAAGAACCGGTAACATCTGTGAATTGCCTGTATGAAATCATTAAACTCATAATCAATGCCAAGGAATATTTCCCGGTGGCAATACCGCTGAAAATTGCATCCAGATCCGGACAATGATTTCTTTGTTGCAAACAGCCGTGTCTTTCCATTCGAGAAATCAATTACACGCTGTTCTCTCGTCTCATAATCCATGGATCCATAGATATCGACCGTCTCAGGCAACGCTTTCTTGATTGCGTGCCGTTCGCTCTCCAGATCGTGCCACAACAGGAAATGATCACCTGGTGATGCGTCAACAATCTCTTTCATCTTCTGCACACGGATGTCTATACTGTCCCGCTTGACCGCCGCTGCTTCTTTCAATCCTTCCGCCGCTTCCTGAAAAAGCTGCATCTGGCCGTCCCTGTCTGCTGTATCTCCGTAATGAATCGGTATCTCATGCCATCTGACATCGAGCGATGGTAGATCGTATCCAGCATCTGAGTAGTCGGGATTTATATCCGACGGCTTTGTAACGAACAGCGCCCAGCTTGACACCCACAGCCAAAACTCATCTTCCATATTCGGATACAGGGTCAGGTTGTTTGCCTTTGTACTATCCCGCTGGAAGAATCTTGTCAGTGCCTGTCCGGTGTCCATGACTTCCAGATATCCGGCATAGTGTATAAGCTCCTTGTACTTATTCGGCGATGGTGTAGCCGTTGCTACGAGCTTATACGGAACATTCTTGAATTTATCCAAAAATGTCTGATAAGTCTTACTTCCAAATGAGCGGAGAACACTTGCTTCATCCAGTGACGTTGCAGCAAAGTACGATGGATCTATATCACAATCTCTCACTCTCTCATAGTTTGTCAGCACGATCTGACTGTCACACGCCTTGACCTCTTCCATTGTTCGGCAGTACTCCGGCTTCTCATATCTGAGCAGTTCCACCGCATCTCTGGTGAACTCCTGCTTCACGCCAAGTGGCAAAACAATCAAAGCTCTGCCGCCGGTATGTTCTGCTGCCAAATGACAGAATTCTATCTCCTGTACCGTCTTTCCAAGACCGAATGCTTCAAACAATGCCCGGCGTCCGCCCTTAAGTGCCCATGCAACAGCATCTGCCTGGTGTGGTTTCAATGCCGGATTGATCTTTGAACGATCAACCGCAAATCCGCTGTCTGTTGCAAGGTCGATTTTGCTTTCTAAAAATTCTCTATACGTCATGTCACACCTCACTTGCAACAAGCTCTCGATTACACAGCTTCTTGATCTGTCTCACTCGTTCAAACGATATACCGCACATTTTGGCTGTATCGGTCATGCCATATCCCTGCAGCATGCACCGCATCGGCTTCTGTGTTCTCGGAGACAGCTGATCTACCATATGCCCGAAATCTATCATAGTAACCAGCTCTCCAATATAATCATGGGGATCTGCAAGAAATACATCTGCATAAGACTCTCCATCTTCGTTAACTGCCTTATCCGCTGCCACATACTGTGGTTTCTCTATGTCCGGTCTATTGAATTGCGTCCGAAGCGGTACATCTTCATAATTGACAAATCGCTCCACATATCCACGTATATAAAGTCCTATGTAATTACGATTCAGATGCTCCAAATCCTTGCTTCTGTCGATAGCCTCCACTAATGCCAGCATACCCACCTGAACAATATCCTCATAATTGGGAAATCCACGATATTTGTTCAGATGGAAATACACCAGCTTGATATTTTCTATAATCTTCTGATTACGTATTTCTATATTTGACAATTTTTTCACCTTCTTAACATGCTTCCTTTTTCTTCATCTTCTCCTGCATCCAAGTCTTCCACTCGTGCGTGTCCTCGGATACAGTCCAACTCTCATTTTTATTGAGTAAATACTCGACTTTTTCCCACATCTCCGCATTCTTAATCGCAACACCTCGTGCCGACTTCCAACCGGTTTTCTTCCAGCCGGTCAACCAGTCATTTTTGAGTGTCCAGAATACATGCTCCGTGCGTGTGTGAATATGCACGATACATCCCTTCTGCATACGCTCCAGCGCCGCAATGAGCAGCGTCAGCGTGATTATATTCGTGTTGCAATGTTCAAAATGCATGACTTCATACACGATCACAGGCTCACCCTTGTACAGCATCTGCTTTCCATCCTCGTATGCTTCCATCACGTACATACCATCTGCCTTTGTAGCACGCGGTGCAATCGTCGAAGTCTCAATATATATCCTCACTTCCTGCATTTTCGCCTCTTCCTTTCGTTGCACCGGTGCAACTTCGCCAAATCGTCGCCCGGCGCTCGTATCACTCTCTTGGTCTGCTGTATCTTTACTTCTGTGTAATAGACATAGCTGTACCCTGTTACCTGATTTATGCCAATTCGAATTGATTTTTTATCTATGTAATACCCCGGACGGGCTACCGGTCCATCCGTGATGATCTTCTTCATTGTCCGCCGGACATATGCTTTCTTCTCCGGCTCTGGACGTACTAAGTTTCTGCTTGAAGAAAGACTGGATGCACGCTTGATCTCTTCCGGATCAAATATGCTTTCCTGTTCAAGCTCTTCCGGAAGCGGTTTGCACAGATACGATGCAAGCTGTCCGAATCCTTCTTCATCCCGGACCGGTTCACTATGATGTGATAATCCCGGCCAGTTCTTTGCTATCAGTAGTTCGGTATTCCATATCCGATTACAAATCAGATGGATGTGAATACCACCACGTTTGCCTATCTCTACGCGTCTGATCCACTTCCACTTCTCGCCGTGTGCTGCATAGTCTCTCCGCATGCGCTTGTCGAACAGTGCCAAATCCTGCTTGACCGCATCCATGCTTTTTCGCGTACCTGCCGGGTACTTCAATGTAACCCAGCAGTCACCAGGTAGGAAGTTCGCTTTCAGCAAGTGTCGATACTTATTCTCCTTGTTGATCTGATTCTGCCGCTTCACCGTCTCCGGTGTCGGTTTCTTCCTTTTCGCCCGGTGCTCGCCTTTTGCTCCTGTATGCCCTGCGAACTTATATGCATGCTCTATGGAATTTTGAAAATAGTATGTATGTTTTCTGTATGCCATCGAAAGTGTATCCTTGTCCCTAACTTTAATATGCTAATACTGTCTCAAAGCGAGCTTTTATCCCGCTTTTCTTGACGATATAAGCTTGGTGTGATACACTCAAATTGTTCAGATTCGAGGTGTTACACCTGAGCCGGTTTTCAGCCGGCTCTTTTTCTTTTCAGTGCAGCTTCTCCGGTTGACTCCTGATAATAGGTGCCATCCTCTGCTACCCAATACCGATACCGGTCGCCATTCGCGATCCTGCTGCCTATGTACAGGCATCCTGCCGGCGGTTCCAATCCAGCGAAGCTCTTTGCACTCATATATGCCTTATACATGATCTCATCCATCTTCGTCACTTGTACGCCACCCTTTTTCTGTCTGATGCCTTGCTCTCTACGATGATGTGATCTGCACAGTCTGCTACGACATTCCAGTTTTCCCAGCGCAATCCGTTTTTTGCCATAATTTCTTTTTGCTTTCGCGTCGGCTTTGCCGGGCGCTTCAGTTTCTCGTCTTTCAGTCTCATCTTCTTCCTCCGTTTCATTCGCAAGTGCGATCAGCTGTTGCCAGATCGTTCCGGCTATCATGATCCAAAAGCCGTATATCAGCCCCATCCACAGCAGCACTGCACCTTCCACCATTGCGATCGTCGCCAGCTTATATGTTGTTATGATCATCTTGTTACTCATCCTCTCATCCCTTCTACTGATATTCAGCCTGCAGGTTTCCCCATCCGATCTGTCTCGCGACCGATGTCGGATTGAACGGCGGCACCTTGCGCCCTGCCTTCAATTCCTTCCGATAACGGAGAAAGTCTACAAATGCAAGATAGTTGACATACGTCACGCCGCAGCCATCGAGGATCGTGTAGTTTCCATAGCGTCCCTTCTGCACGTACTCGTCAATCTCTGCAAGCCGGTTCGATACTGTCCGCGCAGATATATCCAGTGACTTCATGATCTGTGCCTTAGTCACGTAAGGCGAAGCGCTAATGTATTTGATAGATGTTATCTCCATGCTCCTCACTTCCTTTCTTTGATAAAATTCAGTTGGTGACAAATTGTCACCGACTCAACCCAACCGGTGACATTCTGTTACCGTTTCAACCTCATGCTCGCTTCAATCGTTCCCGTTTCGCAATCAAGCTGTCTTTCGCCCGATTAAGCGACCGAATCTCCTCATCAATCTCCTTTAGCTTCATTGCACGCGGGTACATATCTTTGAAGATTATGATCCCAAAGCTCTTATACAGCTCCGCTACTTCTTCCTTACCGGATGTATTCCGGATTGCCGGATGCCACATGTATACGGTCTCGATCAGCTCGTACTCCTCATCTGTCACAACTCCGTGAATCAGGTCCTCGAATTCAGTCTTCATCATCTTTCTCATATCCTCCAATCTGGACTTCATCTCTGTGTCCCATCATTGCCCGGATATGCTTATTAGGCACATCCGCCATGACCGCATTCTCAAGCAGCTCCATCTTTGCTGCCTGAAACACCATATTGTAATACTGCGGCTGTTTAATCGTAATTGGCGTTTCTGCTGTAAAAGCATCAACTATTCCCATCTTCTACTCATCTCCCTTCTGCTTATAGAATGTCTCTGTAAATTTTTTTTAATAGACGCCCCTTCTGCTGCCTCCCATCTGCTTGACTATTTTTCTCTCAACTCCTATACTCTCCTTACAGGTTCCTGCCAGAACCAAGTACTTACGAAAGGAGCATTTTATGAAACTAAATGTTGATTGCATACGCGCAATTCTATTAGAAGTCGAAAAAGTTCCATATGGAGAATCATTACCTTTCCAAACGCTGGTATCTGCGCTTTCTGATTACAGTACCGACGATATCAGTTATTCTGTACTCAAGCTTAAAGAAGCCGACTATATTGAAGCAATTATTCTTCATGCCGATGACACAGCAATCATTTATGAAATAACCGACATCACTTACAATGGACATCAATTTTTGGAAACAATTCGTGATGCCAAAGTGTGGAAAGAAACTAAAAAAATATGTAACAAAGTTGGAAGCTTTGCATTGAATGTTATTTCCTCTGTTGCCGGTCAAGTGCTCTCTGCTCTGGTAAAGCAGAATTTGCCATAGCTCTTATTCTCCCGTCAGTGGTTTTCTCTGGCGGGTTTTTCTAACGAAAATAACTGACTTCGATAATTCCCTATTGCACTTATTGCGTTTGATAATGCATTGATTACATCAAGATCTATTTTTGTGCCTCCATGAATGTCCAAATCACTTGCTTTTTCCTGAATAAGCTCACATATCTTGATAGCCGCTGTATCCAATGTTTCAATTTTTTCGAGAGTAAATATACATCTGCTTTTTCTATCTATCTCTCTGTTCAACAAATCCATTTTTTTACATAATGAATCATATTCTTCCTGTTTCTCTTTCATTGCCATATTCTCGCCTCCTTCCCTTTACCCTGCTTCCTACGTGTTTCCCTATTGACCATTTACACATCCACCCCTATACTTTTCTTACAGGCTCCTTCCAGAGCCGAGTAAAATCAGGAGGTATTATACTTATGGCTTATTACAAACTTTCAGAAGTCCTTGGATGTATTCAGGACTATTCAAAGCAAGGTTTCAAATACCTTGAAATCTCCGAAATCGGCGAAGATGGCTCCGCACCAGATACGCTTTGTATTTCTGCCATAAATGAAGACGAATCTGTTGATGATCAAATTGATGCTATCGAATATCCTTTTTAATCATTGGCAGGTTTTTCTCCATTAATAATTTCATATCCATTCTTGCAATATCCCAGCTTCTTCAATCTACTCATTGTCTGGGATATTGCTTTGTTTACTGGCTCCATTTCGTCCTTGGGAGCTACAACGACTATCTTTGTGCATTTCGTCGGATCTGCTCCTCTGCTCCATCGAATCATAGGTACTTCCATATTCTCGCCTCCTTCCCTTTGCTCCGCTGCCTCCTGTTATCGTTCTACATAAGTAGTAAAACGATATTGCACAGAAAAAACGCGATAATTAAGATATTTTTCTAAATTTTTTTCTTTTGTTCTGCTTCCGTATCAAATTCTATATAGAATTTACGGTTTTATCGTAATCTAAAGGTAAAAAAATAAGTCGATTATATGGCACTCCATATAACTCCTCAATTCTTCGAATGATTGGAACATCAGGATAGCTCTTCCCTCTTTCATAATTACCAAGCGTATCCTTGCTTATACCAATGAGTTTTGCCGCTTCTTCCTGATTATATCCCTTTAATTCTCTAGCCTGTTTTAACGTCATTGCAACCGGAAAATCCACAATTTTCTTCCTCCTTTCGTAATTTTCAAGTGTATCTTACTACGCTTTAATCGTAATGTCAACGTTTTTTTCGTAATTTTTTCAATTTATATTGATTTTTTTACGTTTTAATCTTATACTAACATCCAAGGAGGTGATTTTTATGGGTAGTCTTGGTAATAAACAAATTATGGCCAGGAACATACAGTACTATATGTCCTTACATCATAAAGATAGAAACGATATGTGTGAGGCATTGGGTGTTAAATATACTACCTTTACGGATTGGGTTAAAGGAAACTCTTATCCAAGAATTGATAAGATAGAACTTATGGCTAATTATTTTGGAATTAGCAAATCTGATCTAGTCGAGGAACATTCTTCTCAATCCAATAGTACTAAAGGGCACACTATCAATGTTCTTGGTCGAGTTGCTGCAGGTATTCCTATCAATGCAATTACTGAAATAATCGACACCGAAGAGATATCTGAAGAAATGGCCAAGACTGGTGAATACTTTGGCTTGAAGATCCGTGGTGATTCTATGGAGCCGCGCATCTGTGATGGCGATGTTGTAATTGTTCGCCAACAGGACGATGCAGAATCCGGAGATATTGTAATTGCTATGGTCAATGGAGACGATGCGACATGTAAGCGATTAGTCAAATACGCTTCCAGTATTGCGCTTGTCTCTCTCAATACCAAGTATGAACCTATGATGTTTACAAATGAAGAGATAATGTCCAAGCCGGTACGTGTGATCGGTAAGGTAGTTGAATTAAGAGGAAAATTTTAATCCATAAAGGGGGACTTTTATTATGTTTAGCAAAGAATCTAAAGAAGAAAAAGATGCAAGAAAAACAGCCGAGCTCATGCAGAAGTATGGCTTAGACTACATATCCGAAAAAGATAAAGAATCAATCAGAAAAATTCTAAGTAATCTGGTTGGGACAGGTATGATGAAAGCAGGATATACTTTATCTTTTGGGAAAGCGGAAGAACAAGTAAAAATGGCATATCTATATGCTCTTATGGAACAAAATTGGATCATTATCCGCCAATTGGACAGAATATCTAATTTACTAGATAAAGATTGATATCATCATATACACATTATTCTTACAAAGGGGGATACCTATATGAAAAAGAAATTATCTACTATTATTACTGTGTCTATATTGACACTATCGCTTACTGGTTGTAACGGCGGTGATTCAAATTCCACTACTGCTGCCACCACGGCTACAACAACCGAAGCAACAACTTCGATTACCACAACGGAAGAAGCGATCACAGAATCTTCAACTGAGAGCGACGCAGCATCTGGTACAATTGCCGATCTTGCACAATACCTTGTTGATCAGGGCGTTGTATCTGGAGAGCAAAGCGAAACAATGTACTCTTATATTGGTGCGATAGATGGTTTCAAATATCTTGATTCCGATGTTGAAGTATACGAATATGATACATCTTCTGATACATACAAAGCAATCGTAAATACAAACAATGTAAGCGGGTTAACGGTATCTGCTATCAACGGACCATATATCCTTATATTCAGTAACGGAAATGTGAATCAGACGGTTATTGATTCGTTTAATTCATTTAAGTAGACATTGGCTTCACATAATGAGATGCACCTTTTAGAAATTCCTGTATTTTGTTCAATTCCTTGAACTTTATATTGACTTTTGAAGGTAAATCGTGGTATAGTTCATGTACTGGAATAAATAACATATTTCCAGCATATAATATTTGGAACGTACTCCGGTGTCCTTCGGGCCCGGGGTCTTTTTATTTTACAGGAGGTATTCATGCCAGATAAAGAATTTAAAACTACTGATGAGCTAATATCTTTGTTGATATCTCGCGGGGTTGATATATCCACGCCTGAGCAGAAATCATTCTGCAAAAAGGGGTTGCAGCGCTTTGGATATTACAACATCATTAACGGATATAAAAACCTATTTTTAGACACAACCACTCCATCAACGGAAGACAGATATAAACCAGGAACTACATTTAACGAAATATACTTCCTGTTTCAATTTGATAAGCAATTGAGGAGCTTATTTTTCAAGTATACCTTAGAGGTCGAAACAAACGTAAAGAGTCTCATTGCCTATATTTTTTCTAAAAAATACGGACATGATAATTATTTGTTATATACAAATTTTGATACCAACAAAAGAAATGCATACAAGAACATTTCACAGTTAATTGCTGACATACAGCATGCATTATCAAGTAGATCTGGCGATCCATGTATCTCTCATTACTTGACAAACTATGGTTATGTTCCATTATGGGTTTTAAATAATATTTTAACGTTTGGCAATATCAGTAAGTTCTACAGTATGATGAAACAACCAGAGAGACAGTATGTATCTAAAGTGTTTCATATGACGGATGAGGAACTGGAAAGTTCTTTGTTTTACTTATCAAAAATACGGAATTTATGTGCACATGGTAACAGGCTATATTGCTTTAGATCTAAAGCTCCATTAATCGATACCCAATACCACGCTGCGCTTAATATTCCACAAAATAACACTGAGTATTCTTATGGAAAACGTGATATGTTTGCTACGTTGATTATTTTGAAGTTTTTATTATCAAAGAATGAATATAAATCACTATTAAAACAACTTAACAAATATATCCATGATTTATGTTCACATATGAATGTGCTTACCGAACAGGATATACTTAATTCACTGGGATTTCCGGCAGACTGGAAGACTCAATTAGAACGGGTATAGCGTACAATACTTACAGACATTTGTTGCACCGGTGCAACTTATACAACTGGGGTACAAGATTGTTACCCTATTGCATAACTTCATAACAAAAAGAATCCCCCGTGTTGGCGCACGAGGGACTCAGATACACCATCTAAGGGGATGGCATACCAAACATACAAGCATATTATACCATCCCCTTCTTTACAAATCAATAAAGGAGGGATTTTTTATGTGGTGTGAACCTAGAAAAAATGGAGTAGTTTATCGTGAACGATACAAAGATCCTCTGACCGAGAAAAATAAGGTTGTTACAGTTTTTAAATCTAAGGATACTGCTCAGAATCGTAACAAAGCCCAGCGTGAACTTAATGCAAAGATTGAAGTAGCCATTGCAGAACTTCAATGTGATGATTGCTCAATTACGCTATCTCAAATGCAAAAAGAATACCTGAAAGCTCAATCGGTTACTTTCAAGCAATCGACCGTGAAAAGGAATCAGATTATTACTTCATCTGTTATTGACTTACTTGGTGCTGATGCGATAGTAGATAACCTTACGACTCAATTTGTAAATTCAAGGTTGCTTGGATCCGGGAAACAAGTTAGTACACTTAATACTTACATTACACGATTCAAAGCACTCCTTAATTGGGGATACATAAACGACTACCATAACAACATGAAATTGATTGCAAAGCTCAAACCATTTGTAGATCCAGCAGATGATAAAGAGATTACTTCGAAATACTTAGAACCAACAGAAGCCGAAAAACTTCTTGACTACATCAAAGAGGACAAAAGCTGGCATTGGTACTATGTAACTTCAATCCTAATACACACAGGCTTACGTTTTGGCGAACTTTCAGCATTAGAAACAACTGATATCGATACAAAGAATCTCACAATACGGATTTCAAAGACATATGATTCAATCAATGATATTGTGACAACTCCGAAAACAGATAACTCCAAGCGCACGATTCACATCCAGCCAGATTTATTACTTGAACTGAAGAAGTGCTTGCTCTGGAGAAATGAAATGATGCTTGCCAATAATATTCGATCAGGTCTCTTGATTCCAAATATCAAAACAGGAGAACATTTGCAAATCGCCGGTTACGAAAAATACCTTCGTGTGACTTCTGAGAAACTTCTTGGCAGACATGTAACACCTCATATGCTCAGACATACACACGCTTCGCTTCTCGCTGCAAACGGCATGACTCCGGATGAGATTGCCCGCCGATTAGGACACAGCAAATCTACAATCACAAGCAAGATCTATATTCATGTTACACAAAAAGTTATTGAAAATGATAACCGAAAGCTAGATCAAATAAAACTCTTCTCATAATTTTTGCCCACTATCTGCCCACCTAGGCAATTTTTCAACCATTAAAAAACGGCGGAAACCCTTGATTCTACGTGGTTTCCGCCGAATAAAAAAGATGCCCAGAGCCGGAATCGAACCAGCGACACGAGGATTTTCAGTCCTCTGCTCTACCAACTGAGCTATCTGGGCATGTATCTTATGTAATTAGTAGCGGGGACAGGATTTGAACCTATGACCTTCGGGTTATGAGCCCGACGAGCTTCCAGACTGCTCCACCCCGCGATATTAAATTATTCCTAAATAGGAAAAGTGGGCGGAGGTGGATTCGAACCACCGAAGCATAAAGCAGCAGATTTACAGTCTGTCCCCTTTGGCCACTCGGGAATCCGCCCAAATTTTTAAACTGATAAGCCGATGATCGGACTCGAACCGATAACCTGCTGATTACAAATCAGCTGCTCTGCCAATTGAGCCACATCGGCATATACGATGCTGTCATCAATCAGTTTAAGTGGGACCTATAGGGCTCGAACCTATGACCCTCTGCTTGTAAGGCAGATGCTCTCCCAGCTGAGCTAAGATCCCATATATTTAATTTTGTAGCTTTCGCTACAAGCGACCCGGATGGGGTTCGAACCCACGACCTCCGCCGTGACAGGGCGGCGCTCTAACCAGCTGAGCCACCGGGCCATCCACCATTGTTTACACAATGATAAAAGGTAACATGTACCTTCAGAACTTCATACAAAGATCTTATATCTAACCCTTAACAAATCATCTTTCCGTTCTCAAAACCTCTAAGGATAAGCCCTCGACCTATTAGTACTTGTCAGCTGAACGTG